ATGAGTTCCACTATGGCGTTGAGGAATACTCAACCCAGATGGATATTTCATGGCGGACCCTGTTGAATGATGACCTGGGCAAGATCCGTGAGGTTCCCCAACAGCTCGCTATGGCAGCCGCAGAGTTTGAAGATGAATTTGTATCCAACCTCTACGATAATGCCGTAACCCAGGCAACCATTCTTGCGCTTGGCGCTCCCTGGTCTGGTACTGGACGTTTGACCGCTGCAAACTTAGCGATTGGTATCAACGGTATGATGACCCGCACGACCCCAGAAGGACGCCCGATGAACATCCGACGTATCTTCTTAGTCATTCCGCCCCTGCTCAAGCTTCAGGCTGATACGATCTTATCATCTGCGCTTATGGCTGGTGTGGCGACCAATGACAAGAATGTGCTCCCCGGTTATATCGCAGGTGTGTTCACCGATCCTTACATCGCAACCGCTGCACCCAACGTTCCATGGTATCTGTTCGCAGATCCGAATGAAATCGGTGCTGTCCGTGTTGCTCGCTTGCAGGGCGTTCCCGGTCCATTGACCTACATGAAGGAGCCAGAAGTTCGTATCCTTTCAGGCGGAGCACCATCTGGTTTTGACGCTGGCTCATTCGCTACTGGCGATATTGAGTATGGCGTTTCGACATTCATCGGCGGTTGGGATAGCGGCACTTTAGTTGGTGTCACTGACGGACGCGGGTTCTATTATTCAAATGGGACTACAGCCTAATCGGCAGAAAGGGAGCTTGTAATGAATGAAATAGAACAAGAAGCAAAACTCAAGGAAGAGTTAGCATCCTTACCAAAAATCAAACCGGGAAGCCCGGAGATGGAAGCATATCTATCGGCTGGCTATCCAGACATAGGAACGCGGGAACACGCGCTCGAACTTATCAGGACACGCAAGGAAAACCCTGCGCTTGTACCCTGGGAAGTTGAACAACGTGCTAAAGCGTTCCTTGAAGCGTTGGATGCTGGGACTAAGAAGAAATGACCATCCGGGCTTACCGGATAAATATGGCGCATACTGCGCTAAATAGGAGGCAACATGCCTATACAAGACTTTAATCCGTCACTCTTACGGCTAAAACCGTTCTATCCCGGTCAATGGGGCGTGATTGGTAGTGATAACAAGCTGGGCTTACGCACCGATACTAGAAGCGCAATCTTCTATGTGGACAGCGGGAGTGCAACTTGCAATGATAATAACGATGGTACAGACCCGGATGCACCGCTCCAGACTATCACCGAAGCGATGACCCGCTGTACCGCGAATGCCAATGACTTTATCCTGGTTCGGCAGATGACCAATGCGCTCGAAACATTCCCGATCAATATCAATGTGAACCGTGTGCATCTTATCAGCACGTTCTATGATATTGGCAAAGGACCCGCAATAACCCCCGTGGCTGATACGGCTGGTTTTCTTATCTCCGCTGATAACGTGGAGATTGCTGGCTTTCAAATCCATGGTGGTGCAACCGCTGGCTGTATTGATGTAAAGACCGCCTCCGCAACTTGGGGTGCTGACATTCATCATAACTGCTTTGGGTGGCAGGCGGGCGGGCAAGATGGTATCCGCATGGGTGGCGCTGTTGATAAACCGCAATGGCTTATCCATGATAACTGGTTCAATGACAAGATCACCCGTGATGGAATACGCATTGATCAGAATAGCACACGCTCCGAGATATATGGAAACCATTTCCGTATGCTAGACGGGGCTGGAGTGGGTATCAACCTTGTGACGTTATGCACGGACATCTATGCTATCCATGATAACTACTTCAAGGTCAATGGAGCCACGCAAGGCGATGCTATCACCTGTAACATCAACTCGACGCTCTGTATGTTCTGGGGTAACCAGGCTTTCGATGCTGGTGCAGCTCCAGCTCAAAACCCATTCCTTGATTTAGGAACGAATGATTGGGGCTTAAACTGGACGGGTGCCGGTGTCACTTATCCTGTGTAATGGAGGTGAATTATGCCTGCTAGTAATGTACCCTGGGGGCAACCCCTAACACGCCTCCCGCCTTTCTTTCCTGGACAATGGGGAGTAAGGGGCAGCGATAATAAATTAGGATTACGCTCGCATACAGACGGAGCGGTATTCTATGTCAACCCCAACCATCCCGATAGGAATGATAGTGCGGATGGCACTAATCCCGATCAACCCCTGGCAACAATAGCAGCCGCATTGACAAAATGCCTGCCATTCAGGGGTGATGTGATCGCGGTAATGGCTAATAACTCCTGGCAATATGGTGATCCGCTCGATGGTTATATTTTGCCAGTTGAGGAAAGCGTTATTGTAGGTGTGCCAGGCGTGCGGATTGTTGGTATCAGTCAATCAAGCTCAACAGGTGTAGTATGGCAACCCGCTACCAATGGGGGCACTTGTATAACGGTCAATGCGCTCGATGTGAGTATCGAAGGCTTTTTATTCACAGAGGGTTCAAAGGTTGGATGCAATGCGATTGTTGCAGTATGGAATGGTACTACGGCTCATGGTGACAATCTGACAGTACGCAACTGCGTATTCGATCATACAGTGGATACCGCAATAAGCCTGGAGTTTGTCTGGTATGCGAATATCCACCATAACGTGTTTTGGGAATGTGACGCATACGGGATCTATTCCTTACAGCCTGGCAGTGGTAATGAGTTTTTGATTATCTCAGATAATGTTTTCCATAATGTTGGAACTAGCGCGATGAGTCTGGTCGAATGTTCCAATTGCCATATATTCGGGAATAGTATCTATAACGCGACCGCATTATCGGCCAACGTTGCAACGAATATGGGTATCAATACCACGGCGGGCGCAGAAAATCAGGTCTATGACAATTACTTCTCTTGTGTGTTACCTGTCGCTGCCAATGGTGACTGGAATGACTTAAATACATCGGTTGCATCGGACGCGTGGATAAATAACCATTGTACAAATGGACCTAATGTAACCAGACCGACTTAGAGGGTATCAATGCCACAGAACTTTTGGTTAGCTGAAGGTGTATCGGTTGGCGATGGAGACGAGGTAGTTGATTCCGTTGCTGACAGACTTATCAAGTCACAAGGATATGGACTGAAGATAGACGGTGCGGCTGTTAGCGGGCTTACGGGCGTGTCTAACAGCCTCGCCTATCGAGTCCATGAGATAGAACGACACTTCCATGGGCGGGAACGTTGGTATGGTAAATTGGCGGTGCAGACTGCTACCGATTGGGCGGATAATAATATCGCAACACCTTACCGATGTATCAGCGGTTTGAATGCTTATGGCACAGATGCAAATGATGAAGCAAAAGTAATAGGCACAGCCGATACTCCAGTATTATTGGGATGGGTAAAATATGATATTCATAGAATACTGATAGTTAATTCGTCAAGTACATCGGTATGGAAATTACAGGTAATATACGGAACGGGAACAATGGCAGCTGCTATTGCCGCCGATCAATTCTCAACGCTCATGGTAAAAGTTGATGCAGCGGCTGGTCAAACGCCAAATGTACCATGTGAAGTAATGATGCCGCGTGGCACTTGTGCAAGTACCCAGGTTTGGGTACGCGGTTGGAACGCCACAAATGACGCAACACTAGACTTCTATGTTGGATGGCACGAATACGAAGGATAATAACAATGACTGAAGTATCGAAAGCAAAGCTGATGAAGGCAAGAAATATCAGTCCAGAGATTGCGGACGTATTAGAGGCGGCTGGATTACTAACGCCAAAAGATATAAAGCTGGCGGATGATGCCGACCTCGAAGAAGCCGGATTAACCCAGGAAGAAATAACGAAAGTGAGGGCGGTATGCCCAGCCTTCAATCCGTTAGCCGGATAACCAGCGTCAACTATCAGGACGGTTTAGCGGTCAAGGTATGGCGCGATAAAGTACGTGGTTTAGGAATAAGCACGCTTAGCCTTGCAAACGTCCCTGACTATACCGTGTATGGCGTGCGAAATAGCAAGAGCACACTACTCGGATTAGCGGCGATATATGTTGGCGATAAGGATGTGCAGCTCTTACACCTGGTAGGCCGTGACCCTGGACGCGAGATACGTTCTTTACTGATATGCGAGATTAATAAAATATATGACAGGCGTATCAGAACTAATCCAGATCCAGGAACCGAGCCATTCTATGATTATATCGGATGGCGTAAAGTAGGCAACGAATATTGGAGTAAATAATGGCTATTTATTACGTCGATCAAACTGGCGGTAATGATGGGTGGGCGGGTACATTCGCAGCACCCTGGAAAACAGTCGCGAAAGTAAATGGGTTTGCATTAGTCGCAGGCGATATTGTATTCTTTAAGCGCGGTGAAGTATGGCGCGAGAAATTAGTTGTTCCCGAAAATGGGGCGGCGGGAAATCCGATAACATTCGGTGCATACGGAAGCGGAGCGAAGCCTAAGATATTGGGTAGTACCGACCTTGCATTAGTCGCCTGGAATAACGAGGGTGGCAATATATGGTATGCGTCTGGAATAACAACTCAGATAGGTATTGTAGTATTCAACAACGAAGGTTCAACTGGTGTAAAAATGGCAGCCAAAGTGGGTTGCGTTGCACAGGGCGATTTCTGGTGGGATGATCCAAACGATAGGTTATATATGTATTCGGTTGGAACGCCAGCAGCATTTTATACTAATATTGAGGCAGGTACGAGTGGAAACATAGTATCAATAGGATATAGAAGTCATATTATTATTCAAGATTTGGATGTGCGATATAGCGGTACACATGGCATAGCAATTGACGGATGGGATCACGCCCCGCACGATATTATTATTCAATATAATAGTGTATCTTATTGTGGCGGCGGGAATGCACAGGGAAATGGTGTTCAGATATTCAGCGGTATAGTGGACGATTGCATCATTCGCTACAATAAATTTAATCAGATATACGATAGCGGAATAGCCATTCAGGATGGACAACCTTCTACATTTACTAATGTATCATGCTATTACAATTTGATTTCTAATTGTGAGCATGGGATCGAAGTTGGTGCATTTGATGCGGCTACAACTATAAACGGGGTATATATTTATAATAATACTGTTTACAATAGTGGGGGAGGGTTTAGTCACAGTTGGCGCGCCGATCCCTACGGTGATGGTATCATTTATTGGGGAATGTTTGCAGGAGCCGGATTATATACGGATGTAAATATCAAGAATAATTTGATTAGCAATTGTATTTACAATGTTTTGACCGATGTTCCAACCAGGGCTGGAGTGACGGTAGATTATAACCTTTATTATACGGATGGATTGAAATTTGGATACGCAGATTGGCCCCCGCATAGTGCTCCCGAAAACTTTGCTGATTGGAAAACTCATTCCGGACAGGATGCTCATTCGGTTATAACTAATCCGTTATTGGTTTCAGCAACTGATTATCATCTTCAAGCAGGCTCTGGAGCATATAATGCTGGCATAAATGTCGGATTGGCTATGGATTACGATAAATCTGCGGTTGGTGATCCGCCTGATATTGGTGCTTATGAATACACAAATCCACGAGCGACCATCAATCGCCCTCGCATGAATAGAAAAGGCTTTGTTCCATTTCGTACTTATAACAAAGGCTATCATTATCATGGTAATTGAAAATAAGGAACGAATACTGGAGTAAACAATGGCGATACCCGTTGGAGATGAAATAGAAATATACCGAGGCGATACGTTTATTTATGCCTTCGCCCGTTTAGGTCCAATAACCAACTGGACTAAGATTTGGTTTACGGTCAAGGATGACAAAGACGACAATGACGCAGCGGCAATTATGCAATTAGTAGAGAGTAATCCAGGCGTAGGCACAGATGGGCTATTGGCAATCGCCGGGGGTGCTCCTGCTGCAGTTGGTAATGGCTCGATAACTATTACATCCGTTCCGCTTGGAACAGGTAGCATACGCGTTGAGGCATTAGAAACCGCAAAGCTGGTTAATAATGGCAATTATTATTACGACTTCCAGTATAAGACTGCTACTGACACATTGACATTATTACGCGGGCGCGCAACCATCCTTGGTGACGCAACGAGGACAGTATGACAATCTATGCAGACGCAAATGACTTTGCAGTTTATTGGGGCGTGGATATTGAGGATAAGTTCGAGGCGCAGCTCAACCGGTTATTGGATCTGGCAGCTACGAACATCCAGGCTGCTTTACAATCGGCGGGTGCGTATAATTGTACCCTGGCAAGCTGGGCGACTGATTACCTTATCAATCTCAATGTCGTGCTGGCGGGGGTGATCTATTATGCTCCATGCTGGCCGCACCTGACAACGGATGAAAAACGATTATACCTGGAGTGGGCTAATGACCAGCTCAACCAGATAAAGAACGGCACCCTGGAATTATGCAGCGGTGCAACGGGAAAGGACTTCCCAAGTATTGATTGGGCTGAACAAAGTACAAATGAGTTTAGCGCAGCCAAGATTATAGCGAAGGACTTGTGATGTGTGCGGATGCCTGAAAAAAGCAAAAGTTATTCTGAGATCCGAACCACCCCCGCCAATAGTAGCGGTATTGATGGTGCTCGAATACAAGGGCAGCGAACCGGCACAGGCGGTGTATGGGGAGGTGACCAATACCCGCTATCCGTTCAACCTGAGACGGAAACTATTTGTAGATACACGAGACGCCGTGTACTTATTGGGAACAGACTATGATAGTTGTTAAGGCAATAAAGCCTGCAAGACTGAAGGAAGATGCGATGCGGCTTGAGTTATTGAACGGGATGCGCAAATTCGGCACGCAGGTTAAGCAGGAATATGAAAAGACGGTAACTACCTGGAATGCAAAGCCGACTTTTGGTTATGAGATTAGCCTAAAAGGTGAGGGTCCTACAATGGTTGCGGGCGTGACTGGAGGCGGTGCAGGTGCAGAGCATTGGCGATATGTTAATGAAGGAACGCGCCCTCACATGATATTCCCAAAGGGAGATTACCCGCTCGCTTTCCAGAGTGGTTACAATGCCAAGTCCACGCCTGGACTGATTAGCGCAAAGGCGGGCGGCTCATTTGGTGAAGTGGTATTTGCGAGAGGGGTTATGCACCCTGGTAGTGAGGCACGTAACTTTGACAAGGTTATACAAAAAGAAATGGAGCCACGCTTCAAGCGGGCGATGGAAGATGCAATGAGAAAAGCCGCAAAAGCAAGCGGGCAT